AGATCACAAGCACAAGCTGGAGAAGATACGGCTGGCAAAGCTAAAAAAGCAACGTCAGATAGGTGACGCAGTAAAGAACATTGGGGCCACTATTTTTGTGCTGGCATTCTTTGCTGGCAGTTACTATGTAGTAACCAGCGGATTAATTTAATAGAATGACTGTTCACTGGCAATAAAGCCAAACTAACCTGAAAGGAGATTAACATGGGCGAGAAAAAAACCACCCCCATTACAATCAATGACGTTGAGTATCAATACGAAGACCTAACCGAGCAGCAGCAAGCGATGGTAAATCATTGCGCTGATCTTGACCGTAAAATCAAATCCACACAATTTAACCTTGACCAGCTTACCGTTGGCAAAGATGCATTTGTCGCTATGCTGACTGGTAGTCTGCAAGCTGAGGACTAAAAATGGCGACTGTCAAAGAAGCCCTGATACGATTAGAAGGCCACGAGAAAGAATGCGCTATCCGTTATCAGAATATTGAAAAGCGTTTAGATGAAGGCTCTCAGCGATTCAGAAAGAGTGAGATGATGCTTTGGGGTATGTATCCCCTGATTATCGGCTTATTCCTGATAGAGAAAAACATACTGTGAGCATTGTCGCTTCACTCATCGGCCCCGTGACGGGCTTACTTGATAAGTTTGTGGAGGACAAAGATCAAAAGGCCCAGCTTGCGCATGAAATCAGCACCCTCTCGGATAAACATGCACAGGAACTTGCACTGGCACAGGTTGCGCTTAATACCGCAGAAGCCAAAGGCAACTGGTTCCAGTCAGGATGGAGGCCAGCAACAGGCTGGATCGCGGTCTTGGCTCTTGGAGTAAATTACCTGGTCTCGCCTATTGCTGCTGGGTTCGGCATTGATATACCTCAAGCAGATGGTGGCACACTTATGCCTATACTGATGGGCATGCTTGGGCTAGGTGGCATGCGTACATTTGAGAAGACTAAGAACATACAGGGTAAATAATCATGGCTGAGTATTTCACGGCTAAAGAGCTAACATGCCAATGTGGGTGCGAGGCTATCGAGTTTGACCTGACCTTCCTGGCTACCCTAAATGCTATCCGTGAAGAGTGCGGATTCCCGTTTACGTTATCCTCCGCCTACAGATGCCCTCAGCATCCCATAGAAGCCCGTAAAACGAAGCCTGGGGCGCATTCATCAGGTAAGGCAGTAGATATTGCCTGTTCAGGAGAAAAAGCCTTAGAAGTCATTAGGGTGGCACAAAAGCACGGTATACAGCGTATCGGTATACAGCAGAAAGGTTCTGGTCGGTTTATCCACTTAGATAGCTGCACAGAGAAAGATGGATTCCCTTCCCCGGCTATCTGGTCTTACTAATACAAACAAATATGTTTACTTAGCATGTCGATGCTGTATACTTTATTCTCCAACCTAGGAGAATATAATGAAACAATCAGTGAATATAGACGCATTGTCAAACGCACTTTGGTGCGCTCAATCAGAGATGGGCGGCGCAGTAAAAGACTCATCCAATCCTTTCTTTAAGTCCAGCTACGCCGATCTAACGTCCGTAATTAAGGCTATCAAGCAGCCTCTCTCAAATCATGGTTTAAGCTATGTGCAGTTCCCAATCAATGACGGGGATTCTGTAGGCATTTGTACGCGACTCATGCATGTATCTGGGCAGTGGCTTGAGAACGATATAGTCTTTCCCTTGGCTAAGAAGGACAGCCAGGCCCTGGGCAGCTTTCTCTCATACATCCGTAGATACTCCCTAACATCTATCTTTGGCCTGCCGAGTGTGGATGACGATGCGGAGTCAGCTATGGTTAGAGGTGATGATAAGAAGCTAATCACCGACGATCAGATTATATCTATCAAGAAATTACTTGATGAGACTGGTACTGATAACGAGAAGTTCTGTAAGTGGCTTAAAGTAAGTTCTGTTGACCACATCTCAGCCATGCACTACGACAGAGCCGTAGCTGCCCTTGAGGCCAAGAAGTGATTATCCTCGATCACGAGCAGGGAACGGAAGAATGGCTTGCGGCCCGTAGAGGTAAGCCATCAGCTAGTATGTTCTCTAAGTTAATTACCATGACTGGTAAGCCCTCGTCTTCTGCTCAAGGCTACATCGATGAGCTGGTGGCTGAGGTTATTACCGGGGAGACTGAGCATTTCAGTAACTCTCACACAGAGCGTGGCACTGCGCTTGAGCCAGAGGCTAGAGAATCCTACGAGTTTATTACCGACAATGAGGTGCTAGAGTGCGGCTTTATTGTAGACCCTACGTTCAGCTATGGCTGCTCACCTGATGGCCTGGTAACAGAGAAAGGCCAATCCGTGGGTGGCCTAGAGATCAAATGCCCTGCCGCGAAAACGCAGGCATCGTACTGGAGAGACCCTACATTAGCGGTAAAGAAATACTGGTGTCAGATACAAGGGTGTATGTGGCTTACCGGGAGGGAATGGTGGGATTTATTTACCTATCATCCCAAAATGCCTCACGTTTTAGTCAGAGTTGACCGGGACGATGAGTTTATAGAGAAAATGGCCGTAGAAGTTAAGGCGGCTGCAACTGCAATTAAAACCCAAGTGGAGAAGAAGCAATGAGTGAGTATGAAACACGCGACAACAGTGGCGCTATCTTTAAGAATGACCGCAAAGAGCAAGAGAACCAGCCTGACTACAAAGGCTCTGCACGAGTAGGCGGTATTGATTACTGGGTCAGCGTATGGCTTAAAACGTCTCAGAATGGCGTTAAGTTTATGTCTACCGCGTATACGGCCAAAGATGCCCAGGCTGCTCCGGCACAAGCGCCAAAGCCGGATAATATGAGTATGGCAGAGCTAGAGTCTGACATTCCGTTCTAGCGTAAAAAAGCCCCCCTTCCGGGGGGCAAACCATAGGAGGTGAAGCAATGCCTCACCATCCGATAATAACACAGGAATGATTGAAATGACCAATGCAGGCAAGTGCCTAAAGATTCTACAGGCTAGATTTGGCATCAGCAGTGTAGAGCTGGCTAAAAATATGCAATGTCATCCACAGCAAGTACTGCGCTGGAGAAGCCAGGAGAACATGAAACTGCACACATTGCAGAAGATATGCCGGATGAGTGACATTACTTTGGATGAATTTTGTGAGATGGAAAGGTAGAAAAACAAAACCCCCTGTTACGGGGGCTTTACTTTAAGTCGGGGAAGGACTTATACTTGATGTGCGAATAACAAGTTGTCAAAGTATACCACAAGGTATATATCACAGTAGTCTATTTCACTGTCTGATAACGTCTTTTAAAGTCTGATAACGTCTTATTCGCAAATAGTGCTTGGGCTAGAGCAGCCATGAATTGACATGGCCCTTCGGGTGGCGAACTCCATAATAAATGCCATAGTCGCGGTTGACCCTCCGCGCATAGCCTCAGAAGCAGATCGGTTTCTGCTGACGAATAGTTTGGATATACGATACAAGCATTGTTTCAACCGCTAAGTCGCCACGGCCCTTAGATCGATTTTTTTGCTCATGCAAGCAAAAGGGTTTATATTATCCTTAAATAAGTTACCAATAAGTAACAAAGTAAACATAAAGAAACATTTATTATTAGCTGGGTGAGGCGGGAGCCGAGCCATAGGAGATAAAATGATTCATTATCATGGTACACCAATAGGAGGAACTCTTGATGAGGCGCAAAGGTTTATGCCTGGAAGACATTGTCTAGTGAGTTTTCACCATCCACACCAACTGGATTCAGTTGTTGAGTTATGCCAAAGTTTTTGCTTGGACAACGGGGCGTTTAGTTTTTGGCGATCTGGCAAAGGGGAGGTAGACTTTTACGGTTATCACGACTGGGTGCATAAGTTAGCCGGGCATCCATGCTTGGACTTTTGCTTAATTCCTGACAAGATTGATGGGACGGTTGAGGAGAATGATGCGCTTGTGACTAAATGGTTACGAGTAGGGTCAGCGGTTGAATCAGCGCCTGTATATCATTTGCACGAACCGCTAGATTATCTCGAATACTTGGTTGGAAATTTTAGGACAGTTGCGCTTGGTTCTAGCGGCCAGTATTCTCAGCCAAACACAAAAAATTGGTGGATAAGGATGGCGCAAGTTATGGAAACGGCATGTGACAACATTGGCAGACCAAAGGCGAGATTACATGGTCTACGAATGCTTGACCCGCAAGTTTTTTCTAGACTACCGCTATCAAGTGCTGACAGCACAAACGCCGCAGTAAATAGTGGGGCAATAAGCAGTTATGGGAGTTACGTTCCGCCGAGTAGACACATGCGTACTGCTGTTATAGCTGACAGAGTCGAGCAATTTAATAGTTCGTCTAAATGGCAATCATTCCAACAAGAACAGCTTTTTTAGGGGAGATTACAAAATGAGTGGCAAAGGCAGTAAGCAGCGGCCTACAAACAAAGCATCATACGATAGTAATTACGATGCAATATTTAACAAACCAAACGGAGAAGACCATGAACCAGAAAGAAAGAATGCTGGATTACCTACAAAAAAACCCAACGATAACAAGCATGGAAGCCCTAAATGAATTAGGCATATTTAGAGCCGCATCTAGGATATCTGAGCTTAATCAAGACGGTCATAACATTAGTCGCCGCATGATTACCGTCAAGAATAAATACAACGAGAAGTGTAGTGTTGCCCAGTACACATTAGGTGATTTCTTATGATTACCAAGTGCGGTAGTGATTGGCAGCCAACGCAGGAGATGATGGAGGGGTGGGCTAAAACCTGCCCCGACATCAACCTCCAAGTTCATTTAGGCAGGATGACAATGTGGTGCCAGGCTAACCAGGCTAAACGCAAAACGATGGGTGGAATGTTTAAGTTTGCCAACACCTGGCTAAATGGGGAGCAGGATAAGGCTGCTAGGGCAAAGGCCTCCGGCCACAAGAAAAAGAATAGTATGAGAGCGCAAGGTATCGATGCACAACTGACAGACATCACCTGGCTGCCTGATGAAGACAAGCATATGATGCGTAGCTTCTATCTACAGAAGGTCGGCTTCTACCACTATGACGGGAAATTCTATGAGCAATAAACCAAGCAAGTTTACGCCTTTTAAGGGCGATCACCCTTACTTTAAAGATGGCGTGGCTTA